AACCTCATCGGCTGATGATGGTGGCGCACCTAGTACCTGTTCATCATGCACAAAGGCATAACGTTGATGTTCAATTTCACTTAACCAAGAATTAGTGATTAATAACCACCGTTTCGCGACGACCGCCGCCGATCCTTGGAGTAAGAAATTGAGGGACTTATGTCCTTTGTCAACGCTGAGATAACGACCGTCGATGGCACGGATCGTACCAGTTTCCAATACCCTATTGGTAGCCTCCAAAACAAGATCTTCAAGACCCGGAATGGCATCCATATAAGCTTGACGTATATCGGCTCCTTTTTGTTTGGCTTTTCCTTTGGGTAATAGTGGGTCATAGCTAAGTCCAATCTTAATATCGCCAGCTCCATAAAGAAAGGCATATGTGACCGTCTTCACGAGCTTACGAGAAATGCCGATTTTGTCTGCATTTTCTTGGTGAATATCTCCATTGAGTAATACTTTTGCATACCTTCCACCGTCGTAACGTGCTAGGTAATGTGCAAACATTCTCAACTCAATGCCTGCAAGGTCGCTATCAATTAGCTTCCAACCAGGTTTTGTAATGAATAACTCACGACAATCAGCATCACTGCTAACCTGTGCGAGGTTTGGGTGTGAATGTGCCATCCGATGAGTGGCAGCCCCAATAAAGCAAGAGTGGTGAATCCTGCCATTCTTGACCAGTTTCAACCATGCATTAGTGCCTTGCGACAACATTCCGAGTTTCTTCTGTGTGACCAGAATCTCTAGAAACATTAATGCCTCTTTAGTACCTATCTCTTTAAGTACAGTTTCATCAATAACTGCTTTGCCTGTAGCAGTAAGTTTATTTGGTGTCCAGTTCTGAAAAGTCTTGAACCACCAGGCAATATGTTCTCGGCTACTTGGATTGAAATCCTTAAGACGCTGCATAGCACAGTCCTTATAGTAACCTTGTTTCTTGTTATCCCGCTTGGGTATGAATAAGTTACCAGGGACAAAGCTACAAAGCTTCTCACTGGCATCTCTAAGCTCCTGTAAGCGGTTCAAAAGTGTGTTCTCTAGCTCTTGAGCCTTACGGACATCAAAGGGCCATCCTACGCGCTTCTGGTCTTGCATCATCTCAGCAACTTGGTGCTCTAAGATGACGGGTTCAGGTATTTTTGGAAATGTTTCCATAGTTTGGTGAGTACAGCGACATCTTGTTTGCAGTAATCCTGCATTTCTTGTGACCACTCAGACCAATCTGTATGCTTTCCAAACTCTCCTTTATAACATTTAAGCCTATAACCATAGGCTTCAAGACTATGTGATCCGTATAAACGTGCAGGCATATAAGGCCATTTACGTTTCAGATCAATATCTAAAAGGTTTGGATGGAAATACCTACTGAGTATGAGTGTATCCCAATGTGGGGTCATTAGTTCCCTAAAAAAAGGAAAGTGCTTCTGAGCTTGTGGTACATCATATGCAATACCATTATGGCTAATGATATTACTAGCACACATCAAAGCACTTAGCCCGTTAGCAAGCGAATGACTAGAAGCCATAGGTAACTCTTTCGGGTTATCTGTGTATGGTTCATCGTTAAACTCTTCAACAATACCACTGTCTATATCCTGTAGGACAATACAATGTAATTTTGTAGAGTCTAAGCCATTGGTTTCAATGTCAAAGGCTACGTTATACGTTTTTGTGGTGTCCATGTGTAGGTTTTGTCCTTAAATTTAGCCCGGTCAACGGCTTCCTTTGTAGGTGGATTTGGTTTCTTTAGTTGTTCAGCAGAGTTGAATTTGTACCATGGATGTTCATAATGCTGGTAAATATCATGCCTAGATGTTTCACTAGGATGTATTACCTCATGTTTAGAAATCGGTGGTGGGATCAAATTCTCGTTCTGTTGTTGTCGTAACTTCATGGAATTTACATGTGGTTAGGTCATACTTAAGATTACACGCTACTCCGAGTTCGCCTGCGTACCTATTTTTAAGTACTCTGACAGTAGTATTAGCCTTGCTTCGATCTGCCTGCTGGTTTCGCTCAAGCGCGATAATTCCATCCGACAACTGTCCAAGACTGCCGCTACCTCTAAGTTGCCCAATGTTGACACGGGCTCCCTCTTCGTGCGGTTGGTCGCTATGGGTTCGTCTAACATGTGATACTAAGAAAAGTGAAATGCCTGTTCTCTCTACAAGAGAGCGTAAGCGGGTCATAGTTTGATCCAGCATGCGACGCTCATCGCCGTCTAGACCAGAAATTAATATACTAATATGATCTAAAAATATGACTTTGACATCCAATCCAGTAGCCATGTATTCGAGTCTATTATATATGATATCTGGATCAAAACTTCCAAACCCATCAAACATAAAAAGATTCCAATCGGCAATACTATTTCGATAGGCGGTGTCAAGTTCTTCTTTTTCATGTTCCCCTATATGATACGCTTTCCCTAAAGCACAGGACATTAATCCTAATGCTGTTCTTCGATTATTTGCTTCAAGTTCCACGACGCCAACCCGTTCCCCTTCGCTAAGAAGGTGAGTTGCAAGTTGGCGACAGAATGACGTTTTTCCGGAACCAGTGCCTGCAGTAACTGTGATAAGTTCGCCATACCTGATCCCGTGTAGTTTCTCGTTAAGTCCTTTGAAAGGGTACTCATGTGCGCTTGGTGGTTCTGGGGTAGTAATTAAATCAAGAAGATCTGTGGCTGCAACAATACCGTCAGGACGGTACGTTTTTGCGTCCCAGATAGCTTTTCGTATTGCTTCCATGTCCCCTTGCTGAAGGGCATCGGAGGCATCTTTATACTTATCCATTCTGGCAATCTTTGCCTTGCCTGGAGGAAGTAGTGCTGCACATTCTTCAGCGGCTTGAATACCTGCTGAATCATTGTCAAAGAAGAATACAACGGTTTCATAACCTTGTGCTAAGTCTAATACTTTTTGGAAGTCTTTTTTGGCTGCAGCAGCACCATTTGGTACGGACATATGCGGCCATGTTGGCATGGCTTGGTATCCTGAGGCTGCATCCATCTCGCCTTCATACAAGGTCAGTCTTGACCCCGTATCAGGGAATAGGTGTTGTGCAAAGAGTTGGTGATCGGTATTTCTACCATCCCAATAAAACTCTTTGTCTTTAGTCTTGACTTTAGCCGCAATAACCACACCATTCTTATTAGTATAATGAAAACGTAGTACATCTCCATCCTTATGAATGCGTAGCTTGCGACAAGTCTCTTCAGTTAGTCCCCTTTTCTTAAGTCGAACAGGGGTTCCTTTCATCATAACCTTATTAGCAGTGGTGCTTTGATGATGGTGGTCTGACTCATCTCCAGGGTCATAATGCTTACATACAAAGCAATAAGTATGTCCATCAGTATACCTGGAGTTACCGTCAGACGAACCACATTGTTCACAAGGCTCATGATATAGAAATTCTGATTCATCATTTGAGCCATGATAATGGGATTGCATAGTAGGCACACCAACGGAAACCGTGTTTCTCGGCCCATTTGGCATAAGTGGTCTTCGATCTTTTAGAGATTTTATTATAAGGTGCTTGAAATACCAGGCGGATATCTAGATCAGGGTTGGCTTTCTTAACAGCAATCATCTTACGACGATCACTTGCTTTTAGCCAGCCTTTAGTTTCTAGGTATACATCCCCAACCCTGAAGTCAGGGATGTATTTATGTTCTATAACATAAGGGAAGTACTCAGATTCATACTCATATTCTACCTTTAACTCTTTCAATAGATCAGCCACCTGTTTTTCAAGGTTACTCCTCATTAGAAATCATCATCCTCTACAGAACAGGGAGTCGCATCAGCTACTGGGTTGGGTTCGGCTACCTTGAATCCTTTCGTGGTGCCAAATAACTCCTGTGCATCCTCTGCACTCATATCGCCGTCATCAACAACACCAGCTCCGGTATTGAGACTGACTAGTTGGATAGCCTTTAACTTTAATGAAGTACCTATATCACCTGTTGGTAATACATAAGGCTTCTGAAAGAAAGCTATCTTAACTTGGCTCCCGCTATATATAGGGGTTTCTTTATCTTCAATGGCTGTACCCTCAGTATCTACGATAACTGGGAAAAACTTGTCGCCATCTTTCCAACTGAAGCGTACCTGATAGGTGCCTGGACGGTTCTCCAGTTCCTCCCATGGTTCGGGCTTGACAGTTACCCTCTTAGGGTTCTTTGCCTTGCTTCTAGCCCATTCTAGAGCACTCTCACGTTCAGTTTCAAGTTGCTCTACTATCCCTTTATCCATTAAGACAGAGAGCTTATACCCCCAGTCTCCTGGTTTTAGGACAGCTTGGAACCCTTCTAGTGTAACAGGTTCCTTGGTTACGTGTGTGGTCATTAACAGAAAAAATAAGTGGAATCATTTACAACCGTAGGATCTAATGTTCCGACGATTGGCGGCGGCTCTGTTGCTTTAATTGTTTCACCAAATCTTGTGAGCCAACAGTCTTGCGTAAAGATCTGTGAGTAGGTTTTTCGCACAAGTCTATTGAGTGCTCCCATGTCTCCTGCTCTAACAAGGATTGAATCGTGGATGACGGTGAATGGTCTGTCATGAAACTGTTGAAAAGAACAGTGCAGTATAGATGCATCAAGCGAGTGTATGAAATTAGGAGCCGTACTAGATCTATGTCTAGCCGGACAGGGAGTTCCGTCTCCCTTTGTTAAAGCAATGGTGACATTGCCTAATAACTGTAACTCAACTCTTTGGAGATCATACTTGTTACGCTTTTGACTGACTGAGAAACCTGATGGGGTTACCCATTCAACCTCGGACGCTCCATTTTTTATGTACTCTCCTACGTGCTTCTTGATCCAACGCATAACTTGCATTGGCCCAGGCACTATAGCATCCATGCTTTTATAGACAGCATTGACAACTTCAGTTAACTCTTCATTGGTATGTTCTATACCTTTCTCTTTGAGCGCATCCCTAATGTACTTCCTAGACGAATCTTTGGTAGCATTGTAGGGAATTGTCATAACGGTTCTTTTGACCGTCTTCCTGTCCATCCAAGAGTGCATACGATTAGGTAAGTACTTCTTGGCTTCATTGGCAACAGCTTTGTAAGCATCACTAGGTTGATCTCCAGGACATACATTTACCAGCTCGGCTGTTGACCGATCCTTTGCGAGCCCAGCTAAAATCTGGAGCCCACTACATGTAGCGTCCACGGCACACATCAGGCCAGTATGATGGTGGTCTTTGATAATACAACAGTGATAATACTCATGACATGCTGCCATAAATTGCCAAGGTTCTTCAGCTACTTCCCAGTCAGGAATGCAACCAGTAGGATCTAGTGCAACTTTAGTTATCAATGCTTTATTATCTTCTACCCACTGTAGCCTATCCTTAATAGTATCTTTATCTTTACCATACGTGGTAGCTACTTGAAAGGCTAGCCACTCTTCAGCTTCCTCAGTTACTGGTGACTCATCAGCAAATCTTATGAGTGATTTACCAAAGTCAGTGTCTTGAGGCGTAAGGAAGGGTTGGATGGGGTATGCCCTACCTCTGTAGTCAAAAGACCAACAAAGATAATAGACATCATCTTTAAACTTCTCAGCTGCCTCTAGTTGTATCCGAGTACGTACTGATCTCTTAAAGTTAAGTCGATCATTATTATAAGCATTCCTAGTTTCCCTCTTCCACTTCTTAGTTGCCTCTTCATTATCACCTATATCAGGTGGCTTAGGTGGTTTATAAGAAGGTACTATAGGGATAAATTTACCTACCTCTATCTCATTAACTTTACAATAGTGTGCTGTGTTCAGCACGTGGGTACTAACACGGTACCTTACCTTCTGTAGCTGATTTAAAAAGCCCAGTGGAGGTTCCCCGTGTGTTAGTGTAGATTTACCCCGCCGTGTCAGTTCATGACCCTTCATCAAACTATTAATCAAGTAGCCACCTGCGTTCTCGTTAGTCCAGTTGTTAGGCTCGACTAGCATAGGCCATGGTATGCCACTGAATAACTCAGCCTGCTTAATGAGATTGTTTCTCACTAGGTTAAAAGACTCAGTAGGTTGAACGATCTTAACTGTCTTACGTGGAGTATTACGGTTTGATTGCTCAAACCATCCAGTCACATCCTCGATAGCTCGTAAGCACCATTCACCTAAATGAACTTTGGTACTATCTTGCCATCTATCCCAGTGTATGTCGCAATGACCGAACACTGTTTGAGTTGATGTGACCTTCTGCCTGGTACCTGATGATGAATGAAAGTGGGTACTCTCAATGTAATGCATCAACCCAGGATACCAAGTACGATACCATCTGAACTTACATTCTTGCTCTAACGCTTCTCCTATTCTACGTGTGACGTTAGTCAGAGAATCAGAGTCACGCTTGATACTGAACACCTGATCAAATGTTATCTTCAGTGCAATGACAGCAATAGCCAGGTCTTCTAGGTCATCTAAGTGCTCACCAACCACGTTGTAAAACCATCCGGCTTTACCCTTCTGTATCTTACCACGTGCTTCTTCAATGTACTTAGTAACCCCAGGTAACGCCTCTCTGATTGAAGCTACCCCGTAGACGCTCGCTGAACTGTAAGCCTTTTCTTCTAGACTCTTCAATGAGTCTTGTAGCCTCAGCTTCCCACAGCTGATCGCTTCCTGTTCCAGTTGGAACTGACGTTTGATCTCGGAAGGTGTCGCCATAAGCTAGAAACATAGAGTAGTCGTGTGCACTGAACCTGTCAATGTCTTGTTGTTCAAACATCATAGCATTTGCATTGTTGTTCATGTGGAAATTGTTTACAATATCCCTCAAAAGAATTATAACAATTCCAATAAGGAATAGTAAAGGCTAACTTAAAGGGATCATCAGCATCAATACCACGACCCACATTTAGTTTACCTAATGAAGCAAGAATGATTAATAAATCTCTCTTACTTTCAGGATCAGTATACACCTCTCCTGTGTCTTGGTCAAGTCCATAACCCTCTTCTTCTAGGAGTTCACCTAAATCAAGAGGGTTAATCTTCATCGTAAAGTTCATCGGAGATAGTGTCCCGGATCATGTCATCCGTTAGTAGTGTGAAATCGCAATCGTTTTCAAGACATTTAGCCATGTAACGATTGGCGGCAGATGGGCTACGATAAGCACGTTCTTCTACCTTACCATTCTGCCAGTAGGATCTGATGATCCCAACAAATGCAGGTGGTAACTCCCACGAGATAGAAGCTTGTAACCCATCTTTGATGGAGAATGGTGTGATCTCATCCTCGGCATCCCAAGCTGTTACCTCATCAATACGATTAGCATAGTAATCCTTGCGCTTGTAACGCTTGCGGGGTTTTCTTTTAGTCATAATAACCTGAATGATTTACTACCTTCAATGTTACGTTCACTGTGATACACAGTTATACTAACAATGGATAGTATTAAACTAGATAATAGTATACCAATAACGGTAATCTTTAGATCACTTTTCGGCATACTTCCTCCTTAGTTTCTTAATGAGTGCCTTCATCCTAGCTCTAGCCGAGCGTACAGCTCTAGGCTTTCGTGTCCACTTAAGGGATTTCTTAGAATGATGTAACCAATTAGGTGTAATAATACTCATAATTAATACCTTGAAGGAATTGATTCGTAACCTCCATGATGTTCAATGGATGTAGGTCTATCTGTTAGCTCTACACATTCTATCAGACTTACTGACTCTAGCTCATCTTCCAGGCTCGACCTAACAACGTCAGGGAGCCACGCTGAAGGTGGCGAATCGGCTGTGATGTGTAACACAACGCGATAGGTTGGTACTTCATCGTTCATCTTGGTGTTCTCCATGTGTCAAGTTGGTCTACCATCCAATCATACTTATCAACCATACTAGTACAATTAGTACATGATAAGGCTGCGAATGAGAAGTGATAGATGCGATGCACATGTCCACAGTGTGGGCACATGACTCGCTTACCATTATGGCCTGCACGAGTGTATTTGACAACTGGTGCGTAATGTTCTGTAACAGTGTGAGTATTACCACGCACACTGACATGCTTGTGATGCGTAATCATAGGCGCGATGATGGTGGCCAAGCTGTTACACCTGGCCATTGTAATTAAACTTCAACTTTATCAGTTGCTTCTTGCTCTGCGATGCGCTCAAGGCGAGCGCGGCGACAATTAGCGAGTGACTCTTTCTCTTGCTTGGCTGTTCTAACAGACTCGTATTCGAGGCGATATTCATCACCAGGATCAGCAAACTCAGTGAGATGCTCAAGTCGTATAAGCGCAGCCTTTGCATTGGAATAGACACCAATTAATCGTGGCTCTCCGCAGCAATTAGAAGTAATTGTGAAAACGTTGGTCATTGTAACCTTTGGTGTTTAAGGAGAGGGAGGAATCCCTCATATAATGAAGTGAGGACTTACATCAGTAAAGAATAAGTAGTTATCATATAAGAAATACATCCTTCCTGAGGACGTGTGTGAATTCAAAATGACATAGTATTAAAGAACATAAGTAGGTACTGCGGTGTACATCACATGCGACTTGATCAATGTCGATCCAGGCATACACTTTTCTTTAATACTAAACATATTCATAATAGATAGCATACACCATAATCTCTAATTAATAAACCTAAAATAAATTAGGGGGATTGAATGTACCACTACCTATTAATACTGAATGCCTCAGTATCATTAGAGGAGAGAATCTAATAGTTACGGTGTATGTTCTTCAATAGAATGTAAAGAAGAACAACTATACATACCCAAACTATGAAGGAAGTCATGGTGCAACCTCACGGATTCTATCAATAAGCTTTTTTGTGGTCTCGTTAGTCCACTTGGCAAGCTTCTTGAGATCATCCATGGCCTCGGCTAATTCATAGTTGTGAATCTTCATCCGATTCTGATAGTCATTCCAATAAGATTCCCTACTTATTAGCTCAACATCAGGACGGGTACGAGGCGCGGG